TCTTCTTGTTTGATGGATTAAGTAGTATTTGGTCCCCAGAAAATCTAGGCTCAAATTCAATAATCCAGTTTGCGAAGTGTAGCAAAGCGTTTCCTCCTGTTGCGGTAGTTTGGCGAACAGGAGCCTTGCTATATGGATCTAGTTTGATATCAGCTCTGACTTGAGAAATGAAGATTGCCATGTGACCTCTTTTACCAAGAGCAATTGACATCTTCTTCATGAATGTCGCGGCAATGTTAGCTCCACCTGCAACCTGAACTGATTCCTCAAAAGTTTTTTCGTTGTCAGCTTTTTTGATCAAACCATCTACAGAGTCCAAGCAAAAACAGTATTTGTTCTTCTCTTCGTTTGAAGATACAAGCTGCCTCATTAAGTCCACTACAGTTTCATAGATATTAGACTCAAACACAAAACAAGTACCATCTTCCCACTCATCGTAATTATAGACAAACTTAACGCCACAACGCTTAATCATCTGCTCTGAAAGTCTACCTTCAGCTTTGATATAAACACCTTTTGCTTTCGGCATTTTCAAGAAGTTCTTCATAACCTCTAATGATGCAGATGTTTTACCTCCTTCATTCATGCCAACAAACCTATGCAGACCGGGGCCAAATCCGCCATCGAGGTGATGGTCAAATTCAAGAGACCCACTCGAAACCCTATAGTTCACTTGCTCCTCAAAGTTGAAGTGATCCTCTTTATTATTCTTCAAAAAATTATTTAACAAACTTTTTGAGTCTACTGTCGCTGTTGTCTTCTTGTTAGCCATTTTAATTATCTTCTAAAAAATCTTTCAATGTTACCCTCTTCTTCTCCACAAAGCGATCTTCGCCGCTCTTCTCGCCTAGATTGTACTGTGGATACTTTGATTCGTCTACCACATAATTAAACGCTCTGAATTTTTTGTCAAGAGTATCTTTAAGCTTAGGGCTTCTTAAATAAGTGAGCGACTCAAACTGACGGTGGAAGTTAACCACGTTCATAAATTCCAACGAATACTTGTCAATCAAGTCGTTCAAGAACTTCATTTCTTTTTGATAAAAAAGTCTTTTGTTTTTTACAGGCTCCTCAACAAGCCTCTTTAAGATGTCCCTCTTACTTATCTTAGGCTTGGCGACCTTCTTCTTCTTGAAAACGTGACCACAGATGCACAAGGATACCCCAGCCGCAATCAATGATTCACAGCTAGGGCATGTCTTTTTACCTCTTGGCATAAATCTAGGTTACCACTCTCTGAGATCGTGTGCAACCATTTTTCTGACTAATTCTAGAAAATCAGTCTGAGGCTTCCAGTTAAGGCCTCTCCTTGCTGATGAGGAATCTCCTAGAAGAAGGTCTACTTCAGCAGGGCGGTAGAATTCAGGATTGATCTGTACCAGAACCTTATCTTCGTGGTAATATTTTTCATCAACTCCACGACCTTCCCAACGACACCTCTCTAAACCAAACCCTGCAAAATTAAAAGCTTCCTCAACGAATTCACGGATAGTATGAGTTTCATTTGAAGATAAGACGTACTCTTTTGGCTCTTCTTGATTGAGCATTAGCCAAACACCTTCGACAAAGTCTTCCGCATCACTCCAGTCTCGCTTGGCATCTACATTGCCTAACTCAAGAGGCTCAAAATCACCATTAATATATTCATTTTTAATGCGAGCTACGTTTTTGGTAATCTTACGAGTTACAAACTCTTCTCCGCGACGAGTTCCTTCATGGTTGAAGAGCCATCCTTGAATGGCGAACAAATTATAAGAGTCTCTCCATACTTTTACCATGTGCCTCGCACTAGCCTTAGAAACACCGTAAGGGCTTCTTGGTCGCAAAGGATGAAGTTCTGACTGTGGAGAATACAAAACGTCTCCAAACTCCTCTGAAGAGCCAGCATTGTAGTATCTACAACTTGGACAATATTTACGAATTGCTTCAAGCTGATATAAAACAGCCATAGCATTTGTCTCCATGTGATTGACTGGCATCTTCCAACTCACACCAACAAAAGAATTTGCAGCAAAATTAATAAAGTAATCTGGTTTTTCTTCCGCAACAACTATCTCCGTATTAGCCTGATCAGCAACATCCAAGTCAATTAGCTTAAACCGAGGATGGCTAAGAAGATGAGCGATATTAACGTGATTCTTAACGCTCAACCTACGGACACCAGCAACAATAAGATGCTCTGTATTCTTCAAGAGGTAATCAGCCATAAAGCTGCCGTCTTGTCCTGTAACTCCTGTAATGATTACTTTCTTCATGTTTTTAATAAATCTTCTATTGAGTACATTTTCCTCATATAGGGACTAACGTCCTTCAATACGCTTTCTGCCATATCTCCCTCTCTACGAGGCGCATACTCAAAATTAATATCTAGATTGTTACTTTTCTTAAAAATATTAAACATCTCTAATACAGAAGTACCATATCCATGACCAAGATTCTCAATCTTATTGGCTGGTTTGTCTATAGATAATTTAATCGCTTCGCAGATCTCGTTTACATGGACATAGTCCCTAATACAAGTTCCATCTTTTGTATTGTAGTCTTTACCAAAGATTTTAAATACGCCAGTCTCTTTTGATTTTACTAAATTGTAAAATAATCCATCTGGGTTTTTTACGTCAATACCATCTGAACCAATCACATTGTAAAATCTAAAAATAGTATAATCTATACCCTGCTCCTTACAGGTTTGTGAAACTATTTCTTCGGCAACTTTCTTCGATATCCCATAAGGAGAAGCCATCCCTTCAGCAGCACCAGTGGAAGCAAAGATAAAATTATTAGTTCTTATATGCTTAAGAATGTTTAATGTTCCAACAATGTTAGTTTCGTAATACAATACTGGATCTTTAACAGACTCACCCACTCTCATCTCAGCAGCAAGATGCACCACGCAATCAAATTTTTGATGGTATTTTAGATATTCTGGATTGCGTATATCTGCGTGGATAAATTTGACAGGAATTTGAGTTTCGTCTTTATCCAAACCAAATACTTTGAATTCAGATTTAATTATTTTTAATAAGTGAGAACCTATATAGCCAGAAGAGCCAGTTACCAATACAGTCTTCATTTTAAAAAAACTTCCATGCTTTGAATTTGATCGAGTAAAAATGTGGTATCCATACCCATGCTTACTATTTTATAATCTTTGAACTTATTTTCAAGCTCTTCTTTTATATTAGATACAATATGGACGCATCGTTTTTCTTTGTGTATTTTATTCTCAAACTCAGATATGATGGACTTGTATTTTGGGTTATCCCAATCTGCAACGCAACCTACGTCAGCAGATAAGTCGTAAGGGCCAAGCATGAAGTAATCAAAGTTATCTTTGATCGAGTCTAGTAAATCTATTCCAGATCTTGTTTCAATCTGAGCAATTAGCTTGGGATTTCTGTTTTGTAGTAATTCTTTTCTCCGTCCCCAACCGTTCTCACATACGAGTCCTTGGCCCCTCTTACCAAGTGGAGGATACAAACACCAGTCTAAAATTGATTGAGCATAATCTTCAGAATTCACTGTTGAAAAGATCACACCGTAAAGTCCAGCATCCAAGCAGTGCCTGACTTTGGTTTTATTCATTTCCGAAAATCTAACAAAAGTCTTTTTACCAGCATGATTAGCTAGCTGAATTGATGTTACAAGAGTTTCAGAATTAAATGCTCCATGCTCATCGTCAAAAACAATACCATTAAAACTGCTTTGACAGTAGATTGTTGTGATCTGAGAGGATGGTATTTGTTGCCAAAGAAGCTTCATTATTCGTGTCCTTTCAAAACATTCCAATCTTCTTCTGTATCTATATCTAAATTATAAGGAAATCCAACTTTAAAAATATAAGGATTATTACCTATCCTGTTATGCATGTCTAGAACTTCAGGTTTAAATGTGTATAAATACGAGTTTTCACAATACCACTCTGGTAAATCTTGTGTCTGTTCAAGTTTGACTGGATTATGATTAACGGGGCATAGGCCATATTTCTCTTTTCTCCAAAATCTTTTTTGAACCGCATCTACAGAAAAAACAGAGTCGAAACCTTCCTTTATTTTATAGTTGGAGAAGGTAATATGATTAACATCAAGAAGTGGAGATGTTACATGGATTTGGCAGATAGTATCTTGAATATTAAATCTTTTTACAAAACTCTTCAATAAGTCCACAACTGAAACTTCATCACCCTGAAAGTTTTCGTCCCTTAAAAAGGGTTTTACCCAAGGTTTGGACATGCATCCATCCATGATCTCCAATGAGTCCGTATCCACATAAACTTCAAAATCTTTAAGTTTGTCAATAGTATGCTCCCATAAAGGCTTTCCTTTAAATATTCTAAAGTTTTTTTCTGGGACTCTTTGTGAGTTTTTTTTAATTGGTATGTATACAATCATTTTAAATATTTTTCTATTTTTTGTAGAGATTGCTTTACAGCCATCCACATGTCTAAATACTTGTAAGTAGCTAATCTACCAGTAAAGATTATGTTGTTTTCCTGTTTAGCTAAATTTTTATATTTTTTGTATAACTGATTAGGCTCTTTAAATGGTAATGGGTAAAAAGGTATATTTGTTTCAGTGTGTTCGACAGGGTATTCCTTTGTAATTACCGTCATAGTGTCGTTATCTTTGCTAAAATAACTATGATCATACTTTCTCGTATATTTTGTTTTTTTTGTATTTTGGTTTTCGACAAGATACTGCATTTTTTTATCGGAAACCTCATGCTTAAATATTAGACTCCTGTAAGGCAATCTGCCATATCTATAGTTGTAATATTCATCAATTTTACCTGTGTATACAACAAGATCGTAATTCTCTTTTTTCCATTCTTCTTTGTTGCAATTTAATTTTACATAAATACCAGATATCATTTTTTTAAACATTTCTGTATAACCATTTTTAGGAATACATTGATATTTATCATTCTTAAACCAAGTTGGGTCTTCCAACTCGGAAGTGTCTGGAATTCTTTTTGTTATTGATTTTGGTATCTCTTCAAAAGGTAGACCCCACTGCTTCTCCGAATAATCTTTAAAAATATATTTTTCGATTTCTTCCGCACTTAGCTCTCTACCTATTTCTGAGATAGTTTTCTTACTGTAAGGTAAAGATATTTTTCCAATTTCAGTTACCCCTTTAGGTTTATAGGAGAATGGAGTCCACTCAGTAAACCTACTCAAAAAAGAAAAAACCTCTTCATCATTTGTATGAAAAATATGAGGGCCATAATGATGAACTAACGTATTGCATATTAATCCATCATAACAATTTCCTCCTATATGTTTTCTGGTTTCAAAAATCTTAACATTATACCCTTTATCTTTTAAGGCCACTGCTGCTGTAACTCCAGATAAGCCACAACCAACAATAATAGCATTCATTTTTTATTCTTTAAGTTGTGGAGTTTTGATTCGTTGAACATTGAATTGTAAAAATTTTGCACATCAACATTTTCTTTTATAAGCTCTGTCTCTAAACCTTTTTGTTGATACATAAGTTTAAATTCATTGTGAGATAGGTTGTTGTGTTTTAATAGGCAAGTATTTAAATCTGAATGTATTCTTGACATTGAATCCATATTGCCCTGACTTCTTGGTTCGCTAATTATGCCTTCGCAATAGACATTGCTAGTAACAGCAACTTTACCTAGAAAGCAAGATTCAATTACGTTAAAATAATGGCAACTATCCCATATTCCTCCATAGATTGTCGGCATTGGGAAAAATAAGTCCAAAACAGACTTATGAACTATTTTCATTTGATTATTCGAAAATAAAAGACTCTGAACTTTGTCATTGTTTTTTTTGGGATAATTTTTTGACTTTGAATCGCAAACTAAAACAAGTGGATTATAATCAATAAGGTCTTTTTTAATTTGATCTACTACAGTGAGTTCTGTATCGCTAATGTATTTTACATCATAATCAGTAAACCAGTAGTAATCGTAATTACTAGGACGGTTAGTGAACAAATAATTTCTATTATTCGCCCAGCTCATACCTTTATTAAAGGATAAAGCTTCAGGGTTATATTCATCATGTGTGACAAAGAAAATATCTACGTTTTCGTTTCTATGAACAAGCTTTCCTTTGGGAGAAGTTTCTAACATGCATATTTTCATAACTCGTCACTAAGGTTTGATTTTCTAAAACATTCTAATGTCGAAACCTCACTGCAATTAACTATATCAATACCGTTTTTTTGAGCGAAGTTTGAGAGGGCGTTCCAAGCTGGCCTGTGAAAAAGCTCTGCCTGTGGAAAGTTATAGACATCGCCTTCTCTTTGATAGCTACTAAAAAAATAATTTGGATTTTCTTCTGGTGTTTTATCCATCACTAGGCCAGCCCCTTCAGGCTTTGCACCTTCAACAACTTCTTTGTAATTGCAATCTGCACCCAATAGGATAATTTTTTTGTAACCCAAACACATGCCAACTTGACAGCAATTTGCCCCTGTATTACCGCCATAACCAAAAGTTTCGAAGTTTAGAGAAAAATCACCAATATTACCGTTAAGTGGTAATACAGTCAATTTGTCAGAATTAGTTACCTTCCTTAGCAAGAACCCTCTTTCAATTGGAGACTCTTCAATAAATTTTGCATAAGCTTCGGCATGATTGTCTGTAACTCTATAATCAAAACATCCAAAGTATTTAGGATACCAATCATTTTCATAGCAAAACCTATAGATCCCATTCATCGCTATAACATCTTGGTCTTTTAGTAGATTAAAATCTAAATCCTTAACAGATGGACCGTTACAAAGGACGATTAAAGGCTTTTCTTTTTGGGGCGGTGTATTCATTTTTTAATTTTATTTAATAAAGAGATAAATTCCAAACATGTATAATCTATAGTTAGCTCTTTTCGTTTTTTATTACATGTTAGATTGTCAGAGTAATAACTGTGATCATAATGCCATACAGTATTATGTTTATCAAAACAAATTTTCTTACCAAGCTTGTTTAGCTTCAAAGAGAAGTCAACGTCTTCATTATGCTCATAACCTTTAAACATGGCGTAAAAAGGCAAGTGATTATCCCAACAAACCTGATCAAGAAGGGTTCTTTTTGTTATACAAAATCCTCCAGTCTGATAAAAAATATCAGTGTTTGACTCATAATCATAGTCAACCATTCGTTGGACTGGTAGGTATACAGCTCTGTCCCAGTGTCTTTTACCATCTGGAAGAAGAATTTTATTTCCTAAAATTTCCCAATTTGGGTTTTTACTGTTATATTCTGTGAAATTAGAAAACCAATCTGAAGGGAATATCATATCATCATCAAAATGAACTAGGATATCACCCTTTGAGTAGTCAGTTGCAATATTTCTTCTTTTGCCCAAATACTCCACATATTCATTATCCTCAATCAAGGTTACATCTAAATCAGAGAACTGGTTAATGTTGCTCCCAACTACAATAATCTCATAGCCATCTTTTGATGAAAAATTTTTATGAACAGATTCAACAGATAAACGTAATTTATCTGGTTTGTCTCCAATACTTATAATGCAGAAGGATATAAACATGCTAATGCATGATTATATATCAAAGCTCTTCTTCTTCAACAATTTCTTGAACTTCGGAAAGCTCAGGAAGTTCACGGATGATATCATCATATTCAGCGAATCCTTCATCATCCCAACCCCACTCGGAGAACTTCTCCTCTTCATCCCAAGCAATGACATCTTCAGAAGCCATTGAGTTTACTGGACGCTTAGACCAAA